ACTCTGTCAAACAAGCAACAGTATTGATTTCTTGATCGGCCACAAAAGCAGACTTATATTGGTAATCAGCAAGAATGATAACTGCTTGAGGAATAGATTGTGGTTTTAAAACGTCATACATCATGTCGTAAACTTTACGAAACAATGTGGTAGAATCCATATCATTCGAAGCAACCCATTTACGAATTGATCCAAAATCTTTTTCGGCAACATACTTAACAATCTCTTTAAGTGGTACATCACCGATTTGTGCAAGAATACCTGTATCGATTGCACCGAATTGGGAATATCTTTGCAACTCATTTAGAACACGGCGGAAATCTGGAAAATGTTTTTTGATTAACTCAGCAATAACCGCTTTGTCAAACTCAATATTTTCACTTTGCAAAACAGACTGAATTCGTTTAAAGAACTGAGAGGCCATCTTGTCCTTCTCGCCATTCTTTAGATTGAATTCAATAACTGCACATCTTGAATGTAAAGGATCTATGATGCGATTTTTGAAGTTACAAGTAAAGATAAAAGAACAATTACTTGCATACTCTTCGATTGCATTACGTAAAGCAGGCTGTGTTGAATTTGGATTCAAATAGTCTGCCTCATCAATGATAATAACTTTTCTACCGCCAGTTAAACTCATCGATGATGCATAATGTTTGATTTTGGTTCTGAATGTATCAATACCTGATTCATCAGACCCGTTGATAACCATGTAATCGCAACCAATTTCGTTGCACATGGCTTTTGCTATTGTTGTTTTTCCTACTCCAGGTCCACCCGATAGAAGAAGATTTGGAATGTTTTTCTGATTAACATACTCCTGAAACGGTTTTTTCATCCGTTCTGGTAAAATACATTCTTCTACGGTTTGAGGCCTGTACTTTTCTGTCCACAATAAATGTTCCATCAAAATACCTCATAATATAATATAAAAAAATTCAATTAGCCTTTTGTAAAGGTGCTGCCCGTTTCTGTGGCAATCCAATACTTGACTGGTACATCTTTATTTTGGAAATATGCCAAACCTTTAGATGAAATCTGTACTGTGTATGCACCAGATAAAATCTTACTTAGGTGTTCAGTTAGAAATACCATTTTATATTTGTCGCCATTACCTTTACTGATTTCTAACGCATCTGTATGTGAAGCATTATTTTTCAAATCACTAGAAACAATGTTGATTGTAGACCCATCGGACTCAACCACAATATTAGGTGTATTCAATACAGCTGAACTTTTTAATACCCATGATAAATCGTCAACAGATAATTCAAAACTGATTTCAGGATCAGGAAGAGTAATGTCTTTTTCTGGAGGCATGATAATCATAGAAGGCTGGCAATAACGATATTTGACCTTACTGCGACCTTTATTACCACTAATAATCACATTGGTTCCATCGAACTCAAATGTTGGATCATCTGTGTGCATACTGATTACTGATAGAAAACCATTCAAGTCATCTACACCAAAATCAGAAGGAATATCTTCTGTAATGGTAGCTTCTGCTAAAATGTTTTTGTGTTTTGAAACTGTTTTAAGAGTTTTACCTTTTTTAAAGAACATGCCAGGATTAATGGCACCGAAATTCTTTAAAACGTTAATTGTTTGTGTAGTTAACTTCATTTAATTTCCTCATTATGTAATTTACTTCTTTAATTATAACTCATTCACCATTACTTTGGCAATACCTTAATCGGTACTTTTTGAATACTTAACATCATGTTCATATAAAAACATCATGCAACACATGGCATGTGCTAAATGGTGTAGTCCTGATTCTGGATCAAAACTTTCACCCTCTTTCCATGCCCATACATGCCTTTGTAGTGCATCAAAGTACCTACGTTTAGCTTCTGGTACGACCTGCCAATTATCGGGGTCATACTTTTCTGCACCAAAAGTCAAAACATCCACAGTTGCTTTGAGTGCCATCGGCGGTAGTAAGCCATATTGCGGTTTACCACCATCGAATTTGCGACCATCAGTTTCGGTATCTTGAAATTCCTTAACCTCTATACGGTCATATTTACTTGTGCGGTCGTATTTACTTTTCATAATTTACCTGTCATAGAAGCAACGGCAGGCATATCGCCAGTAAATGGATATGTTCCGATATGCTGAGTTTTCATCCAAGGACATAACCAGATTTCTCCACCAATCTTACGCCACATCTGACAGAACATATAATCTTCTGATAGATAGCGATCAGAACCACCACCCGTAATTGAATCTTTAGTATCAATGACTGTATCAAAGTACGCATGAATGTAACGAGTACCATCAAAGTGTTTTTGACCAACGTGATCTGGTTTGTAACGAATGTTCGGAAAAGCATCTTCAAGTTTTTTGAATACTTCTTTTTTAACCATCATGTAACCAGTACCGATTTCAAGAACTTCTAAAGGCTCAGTAACTTGGAAAGTTTTTGTTCCGTGTACCACATTGAACACATACTCACCAACAAGTTTTTCTAACTCTCTAGGTTCCATATCAGGATTATTTCTTGCTGCCTGTGCTATGTTAGCCCAATTGATTGATTTCTTAGGATAAGGACCACCAATTACATCTTTGTCTAGTGCCATCATAGCCAAGACATCTTGTGGATTATAATGAATATCTGAATCAAGGAACAATAAGTGCGTACACTCTGAACGTAGGAATTCATCAACGAGATAATTTCTGGCTCTAGTGATTAGAGATTCGTTGAATAGGAATGAGAACTTTACATCTACACCGTATTTGGCCATTGTTGATTGTAAGTCCAAACACGATTTTACATATAGGCCGTGAGCCATGCCGCCGTACATTGGTGTAGCGACAAATAATTTATTCTTTTTTAAATCTTCGAGCTTAACTTTAATTTCCATAATATGTCCATAAAATAAAAAGAGGAATTGACATTTTTATTTATCAATTCCTCTCCACTTTTCCTAAACTATTTTAGGCAAAAGCACGCTCACCTTGAGCACGGATAGCGGCAATACCTTCAGCGACCATGCGCTTTGTAGGTTGGCCTAAACGATAGAAAGAAACTTTCTCACCGTTTGCATTAACACGACTATTCAAGTAGATAGCATTACCATCATTACGCAAATCATTGATTGTTGCGGAAGGATTAGCGATACCAAAAACTGATTGCATCTTAGCTGCTGTTAATGTATTGTAGGCAGAATCTTTAGAAAGATATGCCAATACTTTTTGTTTAGTTGACTTCATTACGAAATACTCCAAATGTGGTCTCTACAAGGTAAATCATCTGAAAGGAGACCGTTCTTTCAAATATGTTATAAGTATAACAGAATAGACTAGGGCTGTCAAGCGTATTCAAGGCAGATATGAAAAAAGACCCGACTTTCGCCGGGTCAAGTGCCGAACTATGAAATAATTAGATTGCAATTGTATCGTCAGTATCACTATCAGGTTCTTCAGGCAAATCATTTGTTTGTGCCATCAAAGATTCGGTATTTGCACCAGCATCTACCTTAGTGTACAAGTCCATAAAGGACAATTTTGTATCGGTGTCAAAACGATTTAAACATAACTCAATCGCTTTCATTTTGTTACTGAAGATACCATATGTACTAATAATATGCACAAGGCGGCGAGTTGAAATCACTTCGTCACATCCGCCTTCGGCAAAAGTTTTACGAATAACATCAGCCCATGTAACCAATTTCTCGGCAAAATCATCATCTAAAACACCAACACTTGATAATTCTTTCTTTAGAATTTTCTTTTCGATAACAAGTGGAGGCCAATCTTGTTCAATTGTATTCACAAATCGCTCAAGGAAAGCTTCATTCAAAACATTGGTAAACATAAAGCGACCATCATCACTACCTTTACCTTTAGTATTTGCGGTAGCAAAAACGGTAAAACCTTTAGCTGGTGTAATCACTTCGCCTTTTTTCTTTAGTAAGAAAGGTTTACCTTCGAAAACTCGCTGTAAGGATGAGAGATTGTTTGCACCATAATCGATTTCATCAATACAAAGTACAGCGCCTTGACGAGCAGCTGTTGTTACGGGACCATCACGCCATTCCATCTGACCGTTAATTAAAACGTAGTTACCTAAAAGGTCGCCTTCATCGGTTTCTGGTGTCATAGAAACTACTACAAATTTTCTTTTAGCCTTTGCACACGCTTGTTCGATAGACATTGTTTTACCGTTACCTGATTGACCAGTAACGAAAACGGGAAAGAATTTTTCTGATTGTACAATCGTAAGTACTTCATCGAAGTTACCAAACGGCACATAATTTTTATATACAGCAGGAACTAAATTAGTTACATCAAGATCGGTAATTATATTTGTAATACGATTACCTTCAGTTTTTTCTATTGTCTTTTTCATAGGTATCACTTGTGCATTTAAATCGATGGTTTGCGTTTTTGTTTCCAACATCTTACCTGGAACTTTAAAGATGCCACGCTTTAAACGATTTGATTCTTCATTTGTGAACCAATACGGATGAGCAACTTTAATTTTAGAACAGATTTTTTTAATATCTTCGGTTGTCACTTGTGATTTACCACTCGACACTAAAGCATCAATAAATTTCTGGCGGGTTTCGGCACGCTTAGACATAATATAAAACTCCTATTTCACTATAATAAAACCATTATAAAGGAACACAACAGAATTGTCAAGCTCTCTGTTGTATCCACGCAACACTTAGGCAGCTATACCCTGTATGAACTTGGAGACCATAACACGGTTTACCTGACGGGTTTTGTTGAATTTCATAAAAGCTGTTTTCAACTTATTGGCCGTCACTTTGCCATTTACTTCAAATTCTTCATTATCAATCCTCAAATCATTACCACCAGGAGTTAAATAAAATTTATCATATCCTGCATTTTCAGATTCTAAGAATTTTTTAGTTTTTAATTCCTTCGCTAGAAGTTTACATTCTTCTTTAAGGTTATAATAACTTGATTTACGGAGCTCGTTTATTTTTTTAGTAGTATATCTTCTCTCGATAGCATGGCGAACTTGTGTAGTATTGCCTTCTATCAAAAAGAAACCAAAAATTTTAGTACCAGTTTTTCTTTTTAACCATTCGAACATAACTCTTCTCAAGGCATCATATCTATCAGGACTATTTGGATTATTATCAATTTTGATTTGCATTTCAAACTTTATGGATTTATCAACCACAAAAACATTTTGTGTTCTTGGTTCGAAATATTTTCTAGTTGTATTTTCATTTTCATCTGAACATATCTGACTAATGCCGTCAGAATCACCATCATGTACAATGACAGTATTAATTATATCAAGATTATGTTTACGTTTAAAATTATTAATAATTGGCTCTATTGCTATTAAAGATTCTATTAAAGGCGTATTAGATAAGTATTCTGAATCTGGAACAGCATAGTTACCTCTATTAAATCCTTGCATTAGTAATAGTATATTTTTTACGGAGTAATTCCATTCAACATTGGACATAGACGAACTTAAATACTCACGTAGATAACAAGTATCTAAAAGAAATTCGTTTGGATTACGGCTAAATGCATGTTTAGGACTTACATTATCATTTGGAAAATCTACTCGGCGAGAAGCATCGTTATTACCAAAACCATAAACTAAAAATGGAATATTCACTTTGCGACAAAAACTAGCCAAAACTAAAACTTGTTCTAAGGATGAATACATATTTCTGTGCATTGAGCTTGATTTGTCGAGTAACAATACCAAGCCGTGTGATTTGCCGTTTGGAACTTTCATAACCTTGCGGAAAATAGAATCGTCTATTTGATATTTGTAAATCTTATTGACATCGATATCTCCAGTATTTGAAATTTTAGACTTGGCATAACGTGTGGCCGCCTTACGCATTTCAAATTCTTTAGCTAATAAACTAATATATCGATCATTTTTCTTTTTGAATTCGGTGAACAATTTAGTGCTTTTTTCTGGATCATAAAATTCTTTATGACTGCCTTCTGTAGTATAGTATTGAGTTATTTGTTCATGAACCCGTTTTGCTGGAGTAATAATTTTATCCAAAGATTTTACTTTAGGAACCACAACATATACATATTCTTTACAAGAATCATCTAACAATTGTGTTTCATTTTTGCGGAATGAATCATCAGTTTCACATGAAGGTTCAAAATTTTCATATACTGGTTTAGAATTTTTATACCTATTAAGAGAATTTATTTCAGCCTCTTCATCGGTTTCTTCATCTTTAGAATCGGAATCATTTTGACCTTTTGATTTTGAAGAATTGGATTCATCATCGGATTCACCATCTTTATTTCCTTGTGAATCACTACCATCACTTTCAGATTCATCTTCTTCGCCATCAAAATCATCTTCACCAAAAGAATCATTGTCGCCGTCAAAATCATAATCATTATTATCTGGTTGACTATCAAAGTATTGTTCAGCCATTTCAAATTGTTCATCTTTGGAATAATTCCAAACTTCTTCGGTAACTTTAAGTACATCGTCCCAAGATTCAACTTCTTCTACTTTTTTTAATAATTTTTGTTCTTCATCAGTAAATGAAATACCTAAAATATTATCACCAAGACTGCCGCCACTTTTGGTGTATAAATTTAAACGATTGATAAATGACAATGCATTAA